GCCCCACCCAAAGCCGGCCACCCTTTCGGGGGCCCCTCCAGGTTGTACGAAACCAACGGTGTTAACGACCTGACGAGTCGTGAGGTTAATCCTCTACTCTCGTAAGAGGAATGGTATCAAACCAGTGTACCAACGACGGGTGATCCTGCTCTGGCTCATACGAGCTAACCAGTTTCCCCGAGTTCCATGTAGATTGATCTACCTGATCGCAAGAATCTCTAGTAAAGAGAACCTTGCCCGACGGTTTATCTTTCACGTGGACCTTCGTGCAGAATGAATCTCGATAGATTCTATCTGCCGGTTGGTACACTAATACTGGCGCGTTTGTCTTATCGCGCGCAGTAGATAACCATCGGTTGAGGGCCAAGTGGTCAGGAAGCTTTCGCTTGTCAATAACAGGCTTATACTTTCTGACGTCCACCTCCCATCGTTGGAGTGCTGTATTCCAACGACGCTTGGTAGGTAAGGCGTGTTTAGCCAGGCCTACCAGAGCACCTCGTGTCGCCGTAAAGGAGTCGTACCTACCCAGAAGGGTAAGGACTTCTCCTAACATCGGCGAATCGAACTGAGCAGGGTCCCGTCGAATGTATGTGGAGGTGATGTTCAGATTTCTGAACATCTCCACTCCGCAACTTTCACGATAGACCCCTGTGCAACAGCTCTTCCTGGTATTCGGAACAAGGCCGCATCTAGCGGCCAGGTCCAATACCGCGTCGTAGTGCCGTATTGGAACTATCCAATCGTCACCGTAGGCGCGCCAGTCGGAACCGCAACAAAACGAAAGAATTGCTGCGGAGACTGCTGTTAAAACAGGAAAGCACACACCGGATCCCATAGGGGCGAAGGTCGTTAATTCGACCTCCTCTCCATCAGGGAAGCGGGCTCTTTTCGAACGAACAGTGGATAACAGATTCCACCATTCAGGTAAGAGTATGGAGACAATTTGCTTACTGACGTGGTCAGATGCGTCACTTAAATCAATAGTGGCAACATCGGAGCGTTGTAATGCTTCATTGTGCTTACTCTGGTCATGTAGGAATACATTACCAGGGAAGGCTTCACATAGCTGTTTTGCTAAGTGTCGCCCCAGTGCAAGTTGATGAAACATGTTCCAGGCCGGCTCTGACGAGACGACTCTGGTACTTTTCAATGACTTCGGCACTTCGGCTATCTTCGTACACGATGAATCGTGGAAGCGTAACCTTGATGCGAATTTCTCGTTAAAGAGAGTATCATTGTGCAACAAAGGGTACCATTCTGGATCGATTGAGATGTCATACGGTTCGGTTGGCATGATGACCCTCTCTCTGAACGGGCACATTTGCTGCCTTATTAGCTTTCAGCCTTGCATCTG